CAGTATTCTCTAATGCAAGCAAATAACATCTATAAGCCTCTTCAGGAGTCTCCCATCTGCCTAGGGTAATACTCTTACCCTTAATAAATATACATGCCTGATACCCCGTAGACACTTTACTGATGCCTCTATACTCTTGGGATACCCGTGTTGGCTTATACGAGTTTAGAGAGTTCTCACGGTTAGTAACTGCCCTCAAATTTGAGAAATTATTATTAGATGAGCACCTGTCGATATGGTCTATAACCAATTCTGGGGGAATGTCCTCTCGTGTTTTCAGGATATACTTTAACCTGTGATAGAGTATAATTTGACGGTCTTTTGACTGTGTGTTTGTAAAAGATACCACTGAGTATCCCAATTTGGTTTGGGTTCCCTCCACTAATTTTTCCTGCATTTTTCGACCTTTAGAAGATATCCACCTCCTTCGGTATATCTCCTCTCCCCTAAGCTCGAACAACTCAGATAGTAGCGTATATGGGGGGTCGTTAAATAACATAATCTCTCCTTTTACGTTCACTAACTAGGTAAATCTAATTAGTGTGTTTATTAAGAAACGGAAATACCCTTAGAACCATCTAAGAGTTCCAAGGGTATTCTAACATGAATAGAGGATAGCTATCAATTGAAATATTCTGGTTCCAGTCTCCAAGGTTTGTCTTGAATGAGTTTAAGGAAGGCAGCTGGGTGATAACGTCTCGCTTGTCTATCGTTACGTCCGTTAGCGTAAGGAAGTTGATATTCTCGACAGATGTCCGTAAGGAAATAACCCAAGCTTGCGTTGGACCTTACTTCATTAAGTTCTGGGTAATAATTACGAGCTTCTTTAACCGTAAGGTAGGTTATCCCCGAGTGTTGATATTGGTTGGTGGGTCTCTCTACTTTTTTAGCAAAGTCATAAGCACCTTTAGCAGATGTTTTGTAACGATTGATTTCATCGACTTGTTGCTTGATTTCTCTAACCTCTTCACAAAGGTGGTAAAACTCTGCGGCTTTGACTCTAAGCTCTTCCGCTTGTTGAAGCATGCGTTTCTCGCAATCAATGAAGTATTGACGGAGCTGTCTGCCTTTAGCGTTACGTTCTAACATGCACAGGTGTTTAGCAGTATCAAAGGTGAGATGGTACTCAACCGTATCTACTTGATTATATTGAGTCAGTTTTTTATGAACAATAAAATCAACACCTTCCATGAAGTCACTAAGACGGTTTTTAGCCCAGTCAGCAAAATGCTGATTACTCTCAACAAAAGCCCAAACGTCCCGTGCATTCACGCAGTTAACAGACTCGT